CAATTTATAGTACTAATGGTGATGTTAACATTAATACTACAACTGGCGAAATTAATTTACTTGATAATGTTAATATTACTGGTAACTTAGATGTAACAGGCAATGTTACAATCGGTGGAAACATTACACTTGGTGATGAAAATACTGATGTAATTAATATTAATGCACAAATTGACAGTGACATTATTCCGGCAGCAGATGTTACTTATAAATTAGGTAACAACGGTCTTGCATGGGCAGAAACACACGTTGGTAAAGCAATTATCGATGATATTACAATTGATAATGATACAATTAGTTCTACAGGAAGTAATGGAAATATTAACATTATTCCTAATGGAGCAGGTAGCGTTATAATTGATCAACTTCAATTAAACGGTAACACTATAACAAATTTAAGTGGCGATATTATTCTTGATCCAAGTAGCGAATCAGTAAAAATTACTAGCACTGGAGCATTGATACTACCAAAAGGTACAACAGCAGAACGTCCTGTATCACCTGTAACAGGTATGATTCGATATAATACAGACGCAAATGTGTTTGAAGCATACGACGGCGGCTGGATTAACTTAGGCGGCGTCTACTCAGATGATAGACAGACATATATTACTGCTGAATTAACACCAGGTGCAAATGATGACACTATACGCTTCTATGCTAACGGAAGTATAGTAGCAGATGTAACTCCTGAACGTTTTGATGCACAACGATTAGAAGTAGATGACATTGCAATTCATGGCAACATTTTAGAAACAATTACTACAAATGCTGACTTAAACCTAAGAGCAAATGGTACTGGGCTTGTAACCATAGAGAACTTCAGTTTCAACGGAAATCAGATAACTAATACTATAGACGGTGCTGTTACTACACTTAAACAAAATGGCTCAGGATACTTTAAAGTTGAAGGTACAGGCGGATTTGTTATCCCAGTTGGTAATAACGCTAATAGACACCCAACACCAGAAACAGGTATGATGAGGTATAATAGTGTTGAAGATAGAGTTGAAATTTATGATATTTCAAATAACTGGGTGTCAGTAGCAGGTGCAACAGGTGCTGTTACATTTAATGATGCAGAGGAGATTGCAATTAAACTTGCATTGACAATATAGGAAAAGAATAATGGCAACTAATTTTAAAAACGTAATTGGAAAAGATATAGGTACACAGCGAGTAGCAGTTTATACAACACCTGCCGCTACAAGTACAACAGTAATTGGTATGAACTTAGCTAACCTTACAGAAGGTATGGTAAACTGTACAATTGAAATTGGAGACGAAGCAAGTTCAATTGGAGTAATGGTTAAGAATATGCCCATTCCTCCAGGGTCATCTTTAAAACCAATTGGCAAAGGTGAAAAAATTATTCTTGACGCTAACAACGTCCTATATGTAACATCAGACACATCAGAATCAATTGATGTAATATTAAGTATTGTGGAGATAGTATAATGAGTGACGGTAACTTTATGGGCCAAAGCATTGGCGAAATGGTTAATCAAACTGATGCAAGATATTTTTACGGTCTTCGCAGAACAGAAGACGGTGAGTTATATGTTGCAAAAGTTGATCAACTTAAAAGTCATGACAGTGTTCAAATAAACGCAGAAGGTGATCCAACTGATAATTATGAAGACTTTACACAGGGTGAAGATTTTTTCGAAGGAAGAAATGTTAACCACGAAAGGCTTTATGCTAATCTAAATTATGAACAATTTAGATGGGATAATAGAAACATTAATTACTACATTGACGAAAGTGGTAATCTTGTAGCTAGAATTAACGAAGGTTATGAATACCCAACTGGAGTATAATAAATACGTAAAAGGTAGAGAAAATGGCAGAATTTAAACTTAGTAGAATTAGATTTAACTGGAAGGGTGAATGGACCGGCGGCGTTGATTATATCGTTGACGATATGATTTCATACAAAGGCGCAACATATGTTGCTCTTAGAACGCACACAGCGGCAACGTTTTATAACGACTTAGCAGGTACCGATCTTACACCGGCAAAACCAAAATGGAAAAAACAGTCCGAAGGTAAAGTCTGGACTGGAGATTGGACAACCAGCACAATCTATGCAATTGGTAATATTGTAAAATACGGTGCTAGTATTTACGAATGTACAGAGGAACACACATCTGCCGCTACTTTTGTTTCAGGTACAGACGGTCTAGTTGCTGACATTGGGAAATGGAAATTAGTTGCTGTTTCATCAGCTGATTGGAAATACAACTGGACACCAAATACACTTTATAGAACAAACGATCTTGTACGTTATAACGGTAAAGTTTATAAAGCAGTTAACCAGCACGTTTCTGCGGCAACATCAACATTAGGACTAGAAGCAAATCAATTAGATTGGGCAATTCTAGCTGATAGCGACACATGGAAAGCAAATTGGTCAATTGGTACACGTTATCGTGTAAATGACATTGTTAAATATGGCGGTATTGTTTACAAATGTATTGTAGGACACACGTCTGCAGATAACGCTACACTGGGTCTTGAAGAAGATCAGTCAAAGTGGGAAATTACAATTGACGGTATTGAATACGTTACGGCAGTGATTGAAGATGATGACTTAGGTGAAATAACTACAGGAAAGTGGCAAGAAGCATATAGATATAAAAAGAATGATGTTGTAAGACGTGGCGGAAACCTGATGAAATGTCTAGTTGGACATACTTCAGGTGAAGGTTCAAATGCATTTTATCTAGATTATAATTCGTCATATTGGTCAATATTTTTACCAGGCACAGAATACGAACGTGTATGGGCAGAAAATGTTTATTATCAACCCGGTGATACAGTATTATACGGTGGATACATTTATAAAGCAGTGTCATTTAACACAGCATCAGTTCCAAGCATTAGTCCTTTAGATTGGAACTTGACATTTGAAGGTTATAAGTTTAGATACGATTGGAATAATCCAGGTTCTCTTGATAATAGTTCTTTGGTCGATTATAAGACAGGTGATGTTGTAAGACTATCAGGAAGTCTTTATATTGCTATCCAAGATAACACAAATTTACAACCTGACTTATATCCAACACATTGGGAAAAGATTTACGAAGGTAGACAGTTTAGAGATACATGGGAAGATAATACAGAATACTTCCAAGGTGATATTGTTACATGGCAAGGAACATCTTATGTTGCATTAGGATATCATCGATCAACAGAATCAGCTTCTAGACCTGACATGGATATTAACCAACCAGATCAAAATTACTGGAAGGTTATGATTCTCGGAACACAAACTAACAAGTTAGCCAGAAGAGGTGACTTAAAAACATTTGAAAATCAAGATTCAACTGCTGTTGATACACAACGTTTAGCAATTGGAACAACTGGTCAAGCATTAAGAGCTACAAACGGATTACCTACTTGGGATACTTTAGATTTACAACAAAATGTTTATTATGTTTCTCGCAATGGTGTTGACGAACGTTCATCGGGTGGAACACTTAATGCTCCGTTTAGAACTGTTAGATTTGCAATGAAATACTTACTTGAAGACGAAGCAACTAGAGTAGGCGATGGTGCAACAGTAAAAGTAATGGCTGGCGAATTTGCAGAAATTTTACCAATTAGCATTCCTAGTAAAGTTGCACTTGTAGGTAGCGAATTACGAACTACAACAATTAGAGCGGCTGAGCCAGGCGAAATTGTATTAGATGAAAAATTAGCAGACGGAACACAAGAGGTATTATCAGTTCCAGATAGTAATGTAAGAAGTAATATGTTTTACGTTAGAAATGGTTGCGGTATTAGAAACTTAACTCTAAAAGGATTAGAAGGAACTATTATTGGACCAAATGATTTTGGAACAAGTAGACCAACTGCCGGTGCGTATGTATCACTAGATCCTGGAACAGGACCAGATGACACTACAGTATGGGTTACTAATAAATCGACCTATGTACAGGGTGTTACTGCTATCGGAACAGGTTGTATTGGCTTAAAGATTGACGGTGCGTTACACAATGGTGGTAACAGATCAATTGTTGCTAACGACTTTACACAGGTATTGAGTGACGGTATTGGTTATTGGGCAACAAACTTAGGTCGTTCAGAACTAGTTAGTGTGTTTACATATTATTGTCATATCGGATATCTAGCAGAAAACGGCGGAATTCTACGTGCAACCAACGGTAACAACTCGTACGGTACATTTGGTAGTGTTGCTGAAGGATTTGATAATAACGAAACACCACAAACTGTTTATGTAAACAACCAGAACGGTGAAGCATCTGTAGATGAAGTATTTTCAAACGGATCAAATGTGTTAGCATTAGCTTACAAAAACACCGGTCAATCATATACTGGTGCAGTAGCAAGTACAACACAAGCAACAGGTACTGATCTTAATATGAAGTATGACGAAGTTAGAGTCAGCGCAGTATCTAGAATTGATTTAGCCATTCCAGATGATAGTACAACAGTTGGTGGCGCAGGATTTAAATCCTTTACTAACAACTCACAAGGCGGAACTTTAACCACAATTACACTAGCGGCTTCAGAAGTTAGAACAGCGGCACAGTTAGTTGGAATGAGAATTGTATTAACTGATGGCCCAGGGTCAGGTCAATACGGATACATTGAAGGATATGATCCTGTAACAAAGGTAGCAACTGTATACAAAGACAGTACAGGAACTCCAGGATGGGATAATATTGTACCTGGAAAAATTAATGTAACTTCATTTACTGCAACTACAAAATACGAATATGAGCCAAGAGTAACTATTAGTTCACCTACATTTAATAAAACTAATAATAGTGTACAAACTGGCGGACATGATATCGGTTATAGTGAAGGATTAGGATTATGGTATTATGCTCCAACCGGTGGCGATGATTGGTACGTATCATCAGACGCATCAGTTTGGACTCAAAGATCAATCCCACAATATAATTTAAGTTATACTGCTTTTGCAAAATCAGGACCCTTATTATTAGGCTTGTCAGATGCATCAGATAAATTAGTATTCTCAAACGATGGTATTAATTTTGATCATTCAACATTACCTTCTGCAACAACTTGGAAAAAAGTAGCAGTAGGTGGAGCAAATAATGATACAATTATTTGTCTTGCTACAGGCGATGGTAATGCATATGTTAATTCTATTGTACAAGATGCAGGATCGACTACTGTTCCTGGAGCAGGATGGTCATCAAACGCAACAGGCGCAAGTAATACTACTTGGGTAGGACTAGCTTATGGTGCAGGAAAATGGATTGCATTAGCACAAGACGGAACAACAGCAATATCAACTGATAACGGAGCAAACTGGACGACAGGCGCCGCTGTAGCTACAGACGGTATTGAATTGTATAGCGGTTTAACATACGGCAATAATTGCTGGGTTGCAACGATGGACAATTCAGATAGAGTTATTCATAGCGATACTGGAACTGTGTGGAATGATGCACAGATTGTTGGCGATTCAGGAAGAGAAGACTGGACTGTTGGATATTCAAACGGTGTATTCTTAGCATTGAGCGAGACTGGTACTACTGCTAGTTCTGAAGATGCTCAAGTCTGGACTATTAGAACTGCAAACGGTGCAATGACAAGTGTTGCAGGTGGCGTAAAAAATAGTTTACCTACATTCGTTGCTATTAGTGAATCATTAGGAACAGGTAATGTTTATACAGGTGGCAGAACAGCATTTGCTCGTGCAGAAGTTGCAAACGGAAAACTAAGCCTAATTAAAATTTATGATCCAGGTTCAGGTTATGTAACTGCACCAACAGTGACAGTTAGTGATCCTGAAGAATATAGCGAGCCATATTTTACTGTTGATATTAATGACGGAGTACTTCCACAACCTGCATTCTATAATAGAGGAACAGGGTATCAAAGTGCTATTGTTACAATTACAGGCGACGGATTTGGAGAAGAACTACAAATTGGTAACACTATGATTGTTACTGGAGTAGGTGTAACTCCTGGACCAGGTGCAAACGTAAGATTTGCAGGTAATCCAATTGTTTATAGATTAGTAAAAGTAACATCAGAAAGTGGCGTTGCTCCTAATAAACAGATTACATTCCAGATTAGTCCGGTATTAAGTAGAGCAAACGCACCGACACATAATACTGTAACAACTATACGTGAAAGATATAGTAGTTGTAGATTAACAGGACACGACTTCCTAGACATTGGTACAGGTAACTTCCAAGATACTAATTATCCTTCACTTTATGTACAAGGACAAACTGCCGCAAATGATACAGTTCAAGCAAATGAAGTTGTTGAATCAAACGGCGGTAGAGTATTCTATACAAGTAGTGACCAGGATGGTAACTATAGAGTTGGCGAATTGTTTAGAGTTTCGCAGGCACAAGGCGGCGTCACACTAAATGCTGATTTCTTTGACTTAGAAGGATTAGACGAACTAAGACTAGGTGGAATTAGAGTCGGCGGCACACAGGCTGTTATTAGAGAATTTTCAACAGATAATACTTTTGTTGCTAACTCAGATAACATTATTCCAACTCAAAGAGCGTTAACATCGTATATTGAAAATAGATTTAATGGTGGTGGATCTAACTTGTTTACTAACACACTTGTAGCAGGTCAGTTAAAGTTTGAAGATAGAACATGGTCTAACACAGCAGGCTCAAATAATCCGGAGGCTATGGCAACAGTAGCTCCGCAAATGATAATTAACGGACCATTAGGTGGTGGGTTGCAAGCACTAACAATGTTTATGTCGGCTCGTATTGATCGAGACGACTTTAACGGATAATGATAAATATGTATAATACCAAGAACGGAGCAAACAATGGCAGAATTTAAACTCGGTAGACTTAGATTTATATGGAAAGATGCATGGGTTACCGGCACTACATATCTAAAAGACGATGTCGTTAGATATGGTGGTAGAACCTATGTAGCAGTAAAAGGACATATTGCAGATTCTAATTTCTACAATGACGAAGATCACTGGAATAAGTTTAGTGATGGTACTGACTGGAAGTCAGACTGGACAACAACTACATTCTATAAAATTAATGATATCGTAAGATATGGTGGTATTATCTATATTTGTAATACCGGACATACAGCGCAAGCAAACCTAGAAGCTGATCAAAGTAAATGGGATCAGTTTGCTACTTCAATTGACTGGAAAGATAATTGGACAGCCTCTACAGTTTATAAAGCGAACGACTTGGTAAAATATGGTGGAAACATTTATTTGTGTAACACTGGTCATACTGCCGCGGCTAGTAACGCACTTGGACTTGAAGCTGATATTTTAAAATGGGATATTTTCTCAGAAGGTCAGGACTGGAAACAGAATTGGGCTACTGCTACACGTTATAAAGTAAATGACATTGTTAAGTATGGTGGAACACTGTATGTTTGTAACACTGGACATACTTCTGCGGCAACAGCCGCACTAGGTCTAGAAGACGACCAAAACAAATGGGATTACCTAAATAAAGGATTTGAATATTTAGGCGAATGGGCAAACTCAACACGTTACAAAGTTAACGATGTTGTACTTTACGGTGCTACACTTTACATTGCAACAGGAGCACATACTTCTGTTGCTACTAATCCAGATTCACAACTAGGTACATTACAAGCAGATATTGTGAACTGGGACAAATTTGTTCCGGGTATGGAATTTGAAAACACATGGTCTGGTTACGAAAGATATCAACCAGGTGACTTTGTAACTTACGGTGGTAACCAATATGTTGCCAACGATAATGTTTATGCAGAAGTTCCTCCAGGAAGTGGTAAATGGGATCTAGTAACAACCGGATTTAATCTTAAAGGTGACTGGAGTGAAGATTCTACAAACCAAGATTATAGAATTGGTGATGTTGTAAGACTAGGTGGCTACACATACCTATGTATTGCAGATCATCAAGGATTCCGTCCACCAAACAATACTTATTGGGCAAGATTGTCTCAAGGTATTGAGTGGAAAGATACATGGACCGATGCTACTCTTTACGATGCAGGTGATGCAGTACGTGAAGGATTAATTAGTTATGTTTGTGTTCTAGCACACACATCGGCGGCTGGTAATAAGCCGTCAGTAGATTCGCTAGGAACATACTGGAAAAACGTAGCAAGTGGCGCTGAAGAAAGCGCACTAACAACAGAAGGTGACATTCTTTACTACAGTGGTGCAGGTCCTGCAAGACTTCCAATCGGCCAAGAAGGACAAGTTTTAAGTGTTTCAACAGCAGGCTTACCAGAATGGAAAGACTTTGCAACAACACCTGATGTTTATTATGTTGCTACAAATGGTGTAAACACACCTTATCCAACAAATGGCGGAACATTAGATCGTCCATGGAAAACAATTAGATATGCGGCTGAAGAAGTTGAAAAAGGTCCAAAGAATCCTAATGCAGTAACATTACTAGAAAAGAATAGAATGTTCATTGCATACGAAACTTCTAAATGGGCAAAGAGACAGATTATTACACAGACTGCTCCATTCTTTATTGGATTTAGTTTTAATGAAGCTAAATTCCAAAGACTAGCAGGCTTTGTAATTGACGCAGTTACAATTGATTTAAGAAAAGGCGGCAACGTAAACATTCGCAGAGTTGCACAAGCAATGAAAGATAATGATGGTACTGATTGGTTTGACACTGGATCAGAAACACAAAACGTTGCGGCATTAAACTTTGTTGTTGACCTAGCTGAAGATGTTATCAATAGTGCTACACCACCTGCAGATTATCAAGATCTTGATGGCGTTGCAGTTAATGATAGATATCTACAAATTAAAGATGCTACAAAAACACCTGAAGCAGGAACATTGGCAAATATTACTACAGCGATTGCAGTAGTAACTAATGCAATTACACTAGGCGGCGGATTCACACTTCCAAAAGAAGTTAAAACTGCTAATGTAATTTTTGTTAAAACAGGAACATATGCTGAAGTACTTCCGATTAGAGTACCTGCATTAACTGCAATTGTTGGAGATGAATTGCGTTCAACTAGAGTTGAACCAGCAGGCTCAGTAACACCAGCAGGCGATGCAACATACAGTTTAGCTGGTATTTTGCATATGAAATCAATACTTGATGAGATTGTTCAAGCTACTGATGTTACACCACAAACAGGAAATTCATTAACTCAAGATAAGTCTAATCCTGCAAGTACAGCACCTGTAGCAACTATTATTACGGATCTTGCTCAAGAACTTTATGACCAAATTGATTATCAAATTAATGGCGCAAGTGGTGATTCATCTGCTCCGGCGTTTAGAGGAAGAAACGAAAGAGTTGACGATCAGGATAAATTTGCGGCAGCAAGATTGTTAATGCTAAACAAAGATTTTATTGCACGTGACGTAACAAAATACATTGCAGTAAATTACCCTGCATACACTTTTGATACTGTAGCTTGTGAAGCTGATGTTAGACACTATATCGATGCATTTATTTACGATCTAATTCACGGCGTAAGCGAAGGCAGTAACTATGCTACATTAATGGCAGGATTATTTTACGGTAATAGTGTTAATGGATCTGCATTAGAAAATATGTACTTGTTAAGAGACGGTACAGGTATTAGAAACCAAACACTAGGTGGACTAAATGGTACACTGAGTGCGGCAAACCAATACGGATCTAAGCGTCCATCAGCAGGTGCTTATACTTCACTTGATCCAGGCTGGGGACCAGACGATAGTCGTGTATGGATTACAACACGTTCGCCGTATGTACAAGGTGTTACTACTTTCGGTACAGCTTGTATTGGTTTAAAAGTTGATGGCAACTTGCACAACGGTGGTAACGATTCGATTGTTGCTAACGACTTTACGCAAGTACTAAGTGATGGTATTGGCGCATGGGTTACTAACTTAGGCAGAGCAGAACTTGTATCTGTGTTCTGTTACTATAATCATATTGGTTATCTAGCTGAAAACGGCGGTAAGATTCGTGGTACAAACGGTAACTGTTCATATGGTGACAAAGGCGCAGTATCAGAATTTATTGACGTTACTGAAATTCCAACAACTGGCGGAGTTAACAACAGAAAACTCGAAGCACAAATTGGTAGAGCATTAACTGACGGTAGTAAGATTATTCACTTTGAATATACAAATGCTGGTAATAATTACACATCGGCATCTTATCAAATTAGTGGTAACGGGTATGGTGCAGTAGTTGCCAATGCTAACGTAGTTAACGGTGGTATCTTTGAAGTTAGAGGACGCAATCCAGATGACGGATCAACATATAATGTATCTGATGTTAATAACGATGGATTGTTAAATGATATCGATACACTTGGCGGAAGAGGATATGAAACTGCATCTAACACTGCGCAGGCCGGTGGACTAACAACTATTACGTTGTCAAACACTGAAACAGCAAACAATACAAAATACATTGGTATGAGAATTGTTATTACAGCTGGTGTTGGTGCTGGACAATATGGTGTTATTACATCATACAACTCGGGTACTAAAGTTGCTAATGTTGTTAAAGATTCAGATGGTACACCAGGATGGGATACATGGCATCCAACAAATGCAATTGCTTCAACATTAGATGCTACAACAGCATATACAATTGAACCAAGAGTAGTAGTTGTCGGTGGCGGCGGAACTGGAGCACAAGTTAGAGCACAAGTTTCTGATAACAGAATCACACAGTTTTATATTGTAAATCCAGGAAGCGGATATAATTCAGCAGATCCAACATTAAAGTTGACAATTACTGATCCTAATGAAACTTCGGAAGCACCATATGAAATTAGAGTTGGAGATGGCGTACTATCACAACCTACATGGACTGAACGCGGAATTGATTTTGAAACAGCAGGAGCAACAGTTAGTGGTGATGGATACGGAGACATTTATCAATCAGCTAACTTTATGAATGTTTACGGATTAACTGATATTCCAACTGAAGGTGCAAACTTACAAATTGAAGGTGATAGTAGATACTTTAAGGTTGTATTTGTTAGAGAACTTTTAGGTGGCCCAGGCAATTATACTGCAAACCTACAAGTAAGTCCAGACTTAGGAGTTGAAGAATCTCCAGAGCACGGAACTAACATTACAATTAGAAGAAGATACTCACAAGTACGTTTAACAGGACACGACTTCCTAGACATTGGTACAGGAAATTTATCAAATACTAACTATCCTGGAACTCCAATTATTCCAAACGATCCAAAGGACGAAGTTACTGAAGCAGGCGGCGGCAGAGTGTTCTATACAAGTACTGACCAAGATGGTAACTTTAGAGTAGGACGTTTGTTTAACGTTGAACAGTCAACAGGATCTGCAAGTTTGAATACAAGTGCATTCAGTCTAGCAGGACTACAAGAATTGTCACTAGGTGCAGTTGGCTTAGGACAAGGCGGAGCAGTTATTAATGAATTTAGTACAGATGGTACATTTAGTGCTAATTCAGACAATGTTGTTCCAACACAAAGAGCAATTATTACATACATCAATGCACAAATTGGTGGAGGAAGTAGTTCTCTGAACGTTAACGCGGTTACAGCAGGTAAAATAAATATTACAGGTAATACAATAAGTACAACTGATAATACACCAATTACTGTAACTACAGGGATGAATTTCAATGGTGGAATAAGTGGTAGCCCAGTTGCATTAGCGTACTACTTTACAAGTAAATCATAATGGCTAAATACTAACGATAGGAGTAATATAAAATGGCATCAGGAATTTTAGGAATTAGTGATCTAACAGCAAATACGGACACAACAACGTATACTGTTCCTGCCGATACTTATAGCGTTGTGACTGTTTCTTTTTGTAATAGAAGTTCAAGCACAGTTCAAATAAGATTAGCAGTAGCAACCAGTGCAACACCGGGCGGCGGAGAGTATCTAGAGTATGATACATCAATCGGACCAAACGGCGTTCTTGAAAGAACGGGTATTGTAATGGATACAGGTAAATTGCTTGTTACAAGATCATCCGGCGCTAACTGCAATGCAGTAGTAATGGGTATTGAAACAGCCGTACCAGCGGCGTAAGGAAGGTATAAGATGGGTAGAAGAATTTCAGTAGGTTCACCAGGTCTAACAATTCCTTTCGGAACTACAGCACAAAGAACCCAAGACGCAGGAGCAGGCTCAATCCGCTTTAATACTGAGTTAAACAACTTAGAATTATATAACGGTACAGCATGGCTTCCAGTAGGTGTTCTTAACGCTACTACAGTTACAACAGCGTATAATGCGGCATCAGGACAACAGTTATTCTGTGATACAAATGGCGGTCCATTTACAGTTACATTACCGGGTAGTCCGGCAGTGGGAGATGTTGTTAGATTTTTTGATCTAAGAAAAACATTTGACAGTAATGCACTAACACTTGGTAGAAACGGAAAGTTGATTCAAGGTGACGCGGCAGATTTGACTGTAAACTCCGAAGGAGCGGCATTTGAAGTCGTATTTTCAGGCGACTCATACGGTTGGCGTATTTACACTGTATAAGACTTAAAGAGGAACAACACGAATGGCAAGTTATGCAAGTTACAAAAAAATAACATCCGAAGGCATTCCAGCTGGTGTTATTACACGGGAGAAGTTAGCTCCAGGAGCTGGCGCTTGTCGCAAGGTTCAATGGATCTACAACGAGCGTGGTATGCAATGCCACCAGTGTGCAAGAGAAAGTGGATGCTGTGAACAAGCAAACGGCAAATGCTGTTATTGGTGCGTTCCTGATAATGTTTATAAAGTAACCTTTGAAATTTGGTCAGGCGGCGGCGGAGGTCCAGGTCACACTTGTTGTAACAACTGTTCGTTCGCAATTGGCGGCTTTGGCGGAAACTACGCAATTAAAACAATTGACACTAACCCCGGATGTCAGTATAGTGTTTGTGCAGGAGGCAGTTGGCCTTGCGGTAAGTCACACACATGTTCAGCAGGTATGGGATGTAAGTCATATGTAAATGGACACAATCTAAGTAATTTTTGTACAGACGGCGGCTGTGGCGGTTGGATGTGTAATGGCGATGCTTGGGGTCAGCGACATGCTGTAACAAGTTGTGCGAACTGTAACATTTGCGGTATATTTGGATCAGACTTTGGATTTACAGGCACTGCTGGTATTAAAGCAGGTACAACAACTTGTAGATGTCACGGACAAACAAGCTGGTCAGGTGCTGCCGCAGGTATCGGTATGCATGTAGCAACAGCAACTAACGAAGCATGGTGTGCATGCGGATGTCATATTAACTGGCCTGCAGGAGGAGGAACTCCTGGAACATCTAGTTATTGTAATAACTGGGCAAAATGTTGTGCAGGCGGATCTGGACAAGGCGGATCTGGAATTGTAAAGATTACTTATGTGTAAGGAAAAAGAATAATGGCAACATACGCAAGTTATAAAACACTAACAACAGACAACTTCCAAGATAATAGTGTCGGCGCAGAAAAATTAGGTCCAGGAGCAGGAAATAAGTACCATACTTTTTGGGTATATAACGAACGAGGCATGGCATGCCAACACTGTACTGATGCTGGCGATTGTTGCGAACAAGCAAATGGCAAATGTTGTTACTGGACAGTTCCAACAGGTGCATCAAAAGTAGTATTTGAAATTTGGAGTGGCGGTGGAGCAGGAGCAGGTTCTACTTGTTGTAACTACTGTATGCACTCGGCAGGTGGATCAGGCGGTAATTATGCTGTAAAATCAATTAGTACATGCCCAGGCTGTCAATATACAATTTGCGCAGGCGGCACATGGCCGTGCTCAAAGTCGCACACATGTGGTCCAGGTATGGGGTGTCGTTCATATGTTAATGGACACAATCTAAGTAATTTTTGTACAACAGGTGGTTGTGGCGGATGGATGTGCAACGGAGATGCATGGGGTCCACGTCATACACAGACTTGTGCAAACTGTAACATTTGTGGAATTTTTGGTGCCGATTTTGGTATTATGGGATCCACAGGAGTAAGTGGCGGACATGGCGGATGTCAATGTAAATCGGGCGATTGGGGACAAACAGGTGTTGCTCCATTCGTAGGTAAAATGTTTGCAGGATCAAACGCAGAAGCATGGTGTAACTGTGCATGTTATACTAACTGGCCAGCAGGCGGCGGACAAACAGGCCAATCTAGTTATTGTGGTAACTGGGCAAAATGTTGTGCTGGTGGAAATATGGGCGGATCGGGCTTAGTAAGAGTAACATTTGCATAAGGAAAGAAATTAATGGCTACATACGCAAGTTATAAAAAAGTTAATACAGACAGTATTGTTAATAGTGCAGTGCAAAACGATGATATTGCTCACGGAAACGGCAATAACATGGGAGTGCAGTGGATATACAATGAGCGCGGAATGGCATGCCATAGTTGTGCTAGAGCAAGTGGATGTTGTGAGCAAGCAAACGGCAAATGCTGTTATTGGTGCGTTCCAGACGGAGCATCAACTGTAACATTTGAAATTTGGTCAGGTGGCGGTGGCGGTCCAGGCAGTACATGCTGTAACTATTGTATGTTTACAATCGGCGGTTCTGGAGGAAATTATGCTTCTAAAACAGTTAGTACAAGCCCAGGATGTCAGTACACAGTATGTGCAGGTGGTAGTTGGCCTTGCGGTAAGTCACATACCTGTACAGCAGGTATGGGATGTAAGTCATATGTTAACGGATATAATCTAAGTAATTTCTGTACTGTAGGTGGTTGTGGCGGATGGATGTGCAACGGAGATGCATGGGGTCCACGTCATACACATACATGTTCTAACTGTAACATTTGTGGTATATTTGGAGCAGACTTTGGAATGATGGGAACATCAGGAACAGAACCAGGACACGGTTACTGTCACTGTGTGTACACTTATTCATTCTCAGGATCAGCACCGTTATTCGGTAAAATGCAAGTAGGTGTAACTAACGAAGCATGGTGCTCATGTGGTTGTCATATTGACTGGCCATCAGGCGGAGGACAAGCAGGTGTTAGCTCATACTGTGATAACTGGGCAAAATGTTGTGCAGGCGGATCTGGACAAGGCGGATCTGGCGTAGTTAGAATAACATTTATGTAAAACAATGATAAATACTTTTAGGAGTTATATAAAATGAGAACAATTAACAAAGAATTTACTTACCCAGTGTGGGACGAATGGAGAAAGAATAGTTTTACACAAGGTAAGACCGGAACGTTTACATACATCGGTCCTGAATTCTTAACTTTCGAAGTTACTAACAATCCAGAATCAGAAGATTACGGAAAAGAATCTGGCTGGTGCTTATGGTTAAAAAGAGACTTAGAAAGACCAGCGGCACAAGACATTACGCGAGTTACAGTAGATTGTAAAGAAAATCCTTTACTTTGTGAAATTGGTAACGATTGCGGACGCGAAGATCTAATTTCGTGGAGACGCGGAAGAGAGTGGGAAGTTCTATGGGACGCACCGGACGGTTATCCAGATGTCGAACATACATTAGACTTAGAACCACGCGATATTTACAATGACGCTGATATTACATATGACTTCGAAACAGAAACATTTAATATTGGTGTAAGAGATTGGGCCGCAACAGGTACAAAGATGGACCTAACATGGCAAGAAGTTAGAGACTTACGTGATCAAATGTTACATGAAACAGATGCTAAAGTAGGTCAAACTGATGCTCCAGAATCAATTCAAACTGCATGGTTAGAATTTAGACAAAAACTACGTGATCTTCCAGCATTGCTCGGTGCCAGAGGATTTGAACCATGGCAAGCAGTTATGATGTTTCCGGGTATGCCAAAAGATATGAGAGATCCAGATTCCGCAAGTGATCCTAATGATCCATACAGAGATGGCGCTTTCCCAATAGACGTTAAAGTTGCCGCACTAAAAGTAGCTGGCAAAAAATAAAATTTAATAAAATTTAAAAATAAACCCTTGCATTTTTGCAAGGGTTTTTTATGCCACATCCGCCTTTCATAATTTTTTTGTAAAGTAAATATTTCTATACAATAGGAG